AACGAAATAATTAAACACCTTCAATCTCTTAACGGTCGTTATGAATACATTGTGGTTGACGCCGGCGGTTTCGATTCCGAAATACAGCGTGAGGCCATGCTGATAGCAGACGCCATACTGATACCTCTTCGACCTAAACGCAGAGACCTGAAATCCTTACGTGACATTGATCCCGTTCTTGAAAGTGTTAAGGCAGAAAACCCAGAAGTTAAGATCCGTGTGGTTATGAACCAATGCCCGTCATTACCTTCTCAGGTATCACGCATACTGGCATCAAAAGAAATCGTTGAGTCATTTGGCATTGAAGCCGTACCAGTTAACATCTACAACCGAAATATCTATGACGATGCGGAAGAAGCTGGGCGCTCTGTTTTCGAAATGAAAGGCAAAGAGCGTGACAAAAAGGCTGAAGACGAGATTGAAGAGTTAGTTGATTATCTTATTGGTTTAGAGGGGTAGTATTCATGAAAATGGGAAAAATGGGCGATCTTGCCAAACGTACCGTCGAAGAGACACCAGTTCAGGATACTGAAGCAAAAGCGTCTAACTCTCCGATGCGTTCTCCGGTTCGACCACAGGGGAGACCTACCCGCGGGAAGTCCAGCATTAAAAGCCGCACCATGAGCATCGAGGATGAATTTATCAGCCTGATCTCGGTCATGGAGAATGTCGACCGCTGGAACCGTTTCACTCGTTCAGACGTTATCCGTGCCGCCATCATGAACCTTGCCAGTGAGTCGCCAGCTCGAATTGCTGAGACCATCGCTGTACTGCGCGAGACGCCTGCTTCTGAGGCGGAGATGCGCGGCGAGCAAATTCGTCGTGAGCTGGAGCAGTAACATCGGCGTCTACCCCTTAATATGTTTTAAAAGAAAAAGCTTTAAATACTATACAGAGCCAGGCTTGGTTTAGACAAACCCAGAAATCTTAAAAGAATGAGGCGCTTTCAGCGCCTTATTCTTTGTATCTGGAGTGTTATCAAAGACCTTGCTCCTATAGTTATTATATTTCTGGTGTTTGTTTTTAAATATTATGGATGATCAGAATGTGCATTCCTTTTTAATAATATGAGAAAGAACCTGGAAAGCTGGGCGCTGCCACTCGGTAAGAGTGTTTTTGTTGTAGACTCTCGCACCATTCATAACCTTCCCATCTATTCCAGCCGCTGGTGTTGAGTTATGTTCCCGATATGCAGAGGCTTCTTTTTCAACTGCGTCCAAAAAGTTCTTGATCGAAAAGTTCGGGCATTTTTTCTTTGTGGTTTCATAATGACTCTGGATAACGGAGTCCAGATAACCATTGCAGTAACCCCAATCTCTAGCGTTTTTGGGATCTTCAGCATTTTTGCAGGATTGATACCACTCAGAGATTTTAGGTAAAGAAGGATCTATCATTTTATCGCTAGGGGATGCCATTGGTAGAGATAGTGCGGTGTTGTATTGTGTTTGAGCAAAAACAGGGTTAGATAGCAGTGCAAATAATAACGGTGCTGATAGTATATTCTTTGAATTAATCACTGTTATGTACTCCGAATATAAGTTATTAATTTTATGATATAGGTATTGCTTAATTTAGCATCTCAATTCTCTATCGTATGACTTTTGCACCGTCGTCAACAACCTTTCTTTTCCGCTTTCAAAAACCCACGACAGCGTTTATCATTTGGCGAAAATGGTAAGTAAGAACTTATTTAGGTATGGACAGATTATTAGTGACACCAGACGGGGCGAAGTACGAGTTCATGCAGGAAATGACTACCGCGGACATGGACAGATGGGTATCCGAGAACATCGGACTCTCTCGCTGTGCCGGCGAGACAGAGCTGTTTGCAACAAAGTGGTTCGATTATCGCAACATGCATCCGCTGGTTGCCACCTGCCTTTTCTCTGAAATCTACAAAACTGAGTACGCACGAATCATGCTGACGCACGGTCGTGACGACTTCCAGCGTGCTCCATACCGCACCGGATTGAAGCGTGTTGCATATCAGGATCAGGGGATTGGTGTAAAAACATCTCTGTGGCGTGCTCGCCAGTTCGCGGACAGGTATTGCTGTTCGTATGAGTATTACATCTCGACGATTCTAAGCATCGCGGCACAACGTCTTTGGGCCAATCTCCCGCGCCCCCAGCATCTGTGGCAGGACGATTTGGTTGAAATCTTTGAGCAGAAGCTGGCACGCCGCTCCCAGATCCGCATCGATGACAGTATTTTCAGCTATCACAACATGCCCCAGCTGGCAGCGCCCGAAATGCAGAAAGATTACTGCATGTGGGTTATCAGACACATTGACGCAATGAAGCCCTCATCCCGCGTTAATGGCGTTCTCTCAGCCGTATATCTCCGTAGACTTATCCCGGAAACAGTGGCCGCTAAGCGATACCCAAAATTGATACATGAAGCGAGAGATCTGTATTTGAGCGCCTGTGAAGACTAATCATAATTCAGAAAACAAGTTGTTTAAAACAATAAGGAAAGCACATGAGTACCGTCTCTTCCACACTCGAAACACCTGTTCACACAGGACGACCGTTATCTGAAGAGTTTGACGCCGGCTTTGAAGATCGACTGGCTGCTTACTACTGCCGCGACCGAGAGTTCCTGATTAGAGCCGGTGACTTGGTTCTGCCTGAGCAATTCTCAAACAAGGCGAATGGGTATCTGGTCAATATCGTTGCCGGTTACTTCCGCTCGTACAAAAGCTCGCCGTCGAAAGAGTTTATTATCGACATGATCAAGGAAGCGAAGAAACGCGGAAAGATTCGCGAAGAGTTCGTACCTGAAGTCGTTGAGGCGATGAAGCGCATTCTGGCCGAAAAGCTGGAAGACACCGGTTACATGATTGACCGTGTTGTAACGTTCGCACGTTCCGTCGCCTTTGATGACGCGTTTATCAAAGCGGCCGAGCTGAAGGAGAAAGGCGAGTTTGAACGCGCGATGCAGGTCATGCAGAAGGTCGATCTGGTTGGCGCCTCTGATATGGACGACGTTTACGATTATCTCGCCCGAGCTGGGGAGCGTCACGAGCGTCGTGAGTATGAGGCGTCAGAAGACTTTATCCCAAACAGCATTACAACCGGCATTCCTCTGCTGGACAAAATGCTTCACCAGAAAGGCTGGGGGCGTAAAGAACTGGTGCTGTTTATGGGCTTCGCAAAGTCTGGTAAGTCGACGGCCATGGGTGAGTTCGGTATTAACGCCACGCTGAAAGGCTACAACGTCTTGTATGTCTCTCTGGAGGTTCACAAAGACATTCTTTCAGATCGTTGGGATGCTCGCATTTCTGAAACGGAAATGTCCAAGCTCATCGAACGCCGCGATGATATCGCCGACAAACTGCGCTCAATAGGTGCTGGTTCGAAAGTGGGTAGCATGTGGATTGTTGAGCGTCGCGCTAACACGTTCTCACCTGCAGATCTCGACCGTTTGCTCAGCAACATGAAAGCTAACGGGATGATGCCAGACATGGTCATTGTCGACTATGCGGATCTGATGCGTGCCACTACACCAACAAAAGACCCGCGCAATGATGTGAAAGACATCTACACCGACCTGCGTGCTGTGATGGATAAGCACGACGTGGCAGGTATGACAGCGTCCCAGACCAACCGTGAAGGTGGTGCCTCTGAAGTGGCAACGATGATGCACGCCGCGGACAACATCGAGAAGGTTCGTATTTGTGATTTGATTATCTCAATCAACAAAACCGAAGAGGAAGAGGCTAAAGGTGAGGCGCGTCTGTATTTTGCTGGTTCGCGTAACCAGAAAGGCGGGGTCAGTCTGCGCGTACTTCAGGATCTGGAACAAATGCGATTCATTAAGCGAATCATTGACGTGATGTAAAAAAAAAAGGCGTTCCAAAACGGAGCGCCTTCACTTCAATTCAGAAATTCAAGCTTTCTTTTGCTAACAAAACCACAAAAGAAAACACATGTACGGTCATATTAATCAATGGCCGGCTAAATGCAAGGTTTATTAAATGTCAGAATTAAAAGAATTGTTGGAAGAATTCGACTTTGAGCAATGGCTAGATACTGAGGGGATCTCATATCGTCGCGGCTCAAGGACTTCGAAGGGGCGTGAAGTTAACATCCGGGAATGTCCGTGTTGCAAAAGCAGTAAGTGGAAGGTTTACTTCAATCTAACAACGGGCCTGGGCAAGTGCTTCGCTGGCGATCACCCGGAGGAAGTGCAGTTTAACAAGCTGAACTTCATCAAATACCATACCGGCGAATCGTGGCGCGGATTGCAGCGTTACATCCGCAACGAGTTGATGCAGCAAGGCTGGCGACCGAAAGAGGAAGAGGTTGAGCTGAAGTCGGATGTTGAGCTGACGTCTGAAGTTATCCTGCCACCGCATTACCAGCTGCCAATCGAGGGGCAGTTGCCAACGTATCTCGTTGATCGTGACATCTCCCCGGAGCTGGCTACTTACTTCGATCTCCGCTACTGCGTAGAAGGTACGCACGTCTATCTCGATGAACGTAATGGCCGACCCCACATTCAGTCGTTCGACATGCGCATCCTGATCCCCATTTACGATTTGGACGGCAAGATGCGAACGTTTCAGGGACGTGATATCACCGGTGAATCGGATCGCCGTTATCTCTTCCCAATATCGTTACCAGCGTCGGGCAAGTTTCTCTATAACGGACATAATGCCATCGGAAAACGCACTGTAATCGTTTCTGAGGGCGCTTTTGACGTTATGGGTATCAAGCGTGCTCTTTTTGCTGAGGAAACGCTGAGAGAGTATGTGGAGCCGATAGGAACGTTCGGTATGCACTTGTCCGGCACGCTGGATGGTGAAAACGAAGATCAGCTTGGCGCATTTTTGAAGCTGAAGCAAAAAGGATTAGAGACGGTCGTAATGATGTGGGACTCCGAAAAACAGGCAATACACAACACGTTCGGTGCGGCCAAGCGATTAACCGGCATTGGGTTGCGTGTGAAAATCGCTTGTCTAGGAGAGGAAGGACTTGACCCAGGTGATGCGACAATCGAACAGGTTCTTAAAGCCTACTATCGAGCGAAGCCATACACCAAGATGCTCGAAATGATGGCGAAACTACACGGTATTAAAGCACTTCTCTGACCGCAAAAATGATAAGTATTTACTTATCATTTTGTATAAGATCCATAAAAAAACAAAGGAGAGCACATGTATATCAAAAGCATTGATGAGGCCGTCAGGAAGGCCATTAGTGACGCCTCGCACCTCTTTAAAGATCGAGATGTAGAGCAAGTGGTGAAAGAGGCTTGTGAGAAGGCGAATCAGCGAATCTCCATTAAGATGCCAGTCACCATATCCACACCGGATGAGCCTTGGATTTACATTTCGTCAGCTTTAACGGCTGATCGGAACTTCGAGCTGTTCGTCATCGTCAACCTGACTGACGTTGCCGAGGACTATCTGAAAGCGAAGGTGTTTCAGGGCATCTTTTATGCAGGAAGACCGCGGCCAGCGATGTCACTTTACGAGAAGTCGATAATGATAAAAGCCGAGGATTATGAATCTTACGTCGGCCCTGCAGCGGTAAAAAACTTCGCTAACTATATGTTGGAAAGCGGCGTTCTGCAGGCTCCAGAGTTTGATCATGTCCTGCGCTCACTTAGAGCCACGATGACGACGGAAGTTGTTTCAATGCCGGACATCCCTAAAGTTGTAGATGATGTATCAATGACCGGGGCAATGGCTTTGTCTGCCGTGCATTCGAGCGCATTCGAGGCGCCAGGCTATTCTCGCGCATTTTCGCTTAAAGCACCGAGTGGCATCATCGACGCGATCCTAGACCAGAAGTCGTCTCAGGCAAAAAACCGTTTCAATGAAAGCATTGAAATGCAGCTCTTCAGCGAATACGACGGCAACATGGAAGATGTTGAGGCTGCAAAGGCGGTATCCAAATGCTTTGGTGGTCTCTTTACTCGGCCTGGAGACATGATCACTCGCCTTGGTTATGACAAAGCGGCCATGCTCTCGGAAGGCAAAAGCTACGCTCTCGCTCACGTCCGTGAAGCGATAAAACATGCAGAAGTACACAGCCTCGTCGCGGAAAACCCTCTTTGGGGTTCTTGGTAATAATTCCCTCGTAAAAAATCTTTCAAGCCTGCGCCAGAGCATTAGACTGGCGCAATGATAAGTAAACATTTACTATAAGAATCTATGAAAACCGACTTTAGCAAATTTCCGTCAATTAGCGGCAGTAACAGCTATTCGATGCTGTGCGAGGAACTTCTAATCAACGGATCACCGACGCGCTCTTCCTATACGGTGTGTCAGCACACCGTACTGGCATTTAAAGAGAATCGACTCCCGCCTGGTTCATTCGATTCGTGCGCGACAGCCATTCGTGCCGGCAAGTGTCGTGCGGTCAAGATGATGTTGGAAGAAGTTAAAACAGGCGAGCGTATTTACTTCATCGATGGCCTCGAAGAGATGCGTAAGCTGAGAGAGGAGATTGAGAGTCGTGCAGCTGAAAGCGCAACGCGCAACAAGCGTGCCGCGACGTTTGGTTCAAGAATGATGCCAAAGCCGGAAACCCAAAAACCAACCGTTCTCGTCGACATTTATGCCGAGGCGGTAAACGCAGAAGTTAATAAAACAGAGGAAAACACATGAGTCAGTTCGAGCCGCAAGTAGGCCAATTATGCCAGATGATTTACACCAACGCGGACGCTCCGCAATGGGTTAACTGCTTTCCAAAGGCAGTATCGCCACATGGTATTGCTGTGAGCATTGACGTTGTCAACGAAGGTGAAAGAACACTCTGGTTTGATAGCTTCCAGATTAATCGCAACATCGTTTTCCGCCCGATCGTTCCTGAATGTAAGCTGTGGGCCGCTAAGGACTCTGACGATGTCTACGAGATGGTGTGCCTTAGCAACGTGTTTACCGCTAAGCCTGGTTTCCCTCTGACTGTCATTTTCAAAAACAAAGACAATGAGATTTTCTCCATGGATGCCGTCGATTTTCTGGATAACTACGAACCTAAGCCGAGTGATTTACCGATGGCAGAGCAAAGCGATCAGTGCGACATCCTCGATTCTCAGGATGAGCCTGTTGTTGTTGCGGGAGAGCTTCAATAATGGAAAAGCTGATTGCTCTGCGTGGGAAACTAGACGCCATTAAAACGATGGGAACCAATGCCAAAAAGGTCGCTCTGGCTGAACTGGATGCGTTTGAACAGGAAATGGTATCCATGATGCTTAACCCGTTCATCCGATTCGGCGTGAAGAAGTACAAGGTGGCAGAACCGGCGCTGGAGAATAAAATCTGCGATGAAGATGCTATCCAGATCCTGTGCTCGCTGGCCGACCGTCGAATTTCCGGTGGCGCCGCTGTCGCAACGGTAGAACAGGCGATATCTGACATGACGGCGGAAGGTCAAGACGTCTTCCGTCGCTTCCTGATTAAAGATCCGAAGGCCGGCATCGGCATTAGCCTGTGCAATAAAATCTTCGACAACCCGATTCCGGTGTTCGAGGTTCAGTTAGCTACGTCGTACAAAGAAAAAGGCGACAAGTATCCGTTCAAGGAAAACCCGAAAGCCAAATTCCCGATGATTGCCAGTCTCAAGCTGGACGGAATGCGCGTCATTGCCGAAGTCATCGTTGACGAGGAAGAAGTTAACTTCCTGTCCCGTACCGGCAACCCGGTAACGTCTCTCGACCATCTGAAGCCAGCAATGTTGGATCTGGCTCGGCAGACGCCGCATAACCATATTTTCTTTGATGGCGAAGCGACGGCCGGCTCTTTTAATGACTCCATCTCAGCACTGCGCAAAAAGGGAGTTTCAGCCATTGGAGCTGTGTTCCATGTCTTCGATTACTTCTTGCCGGAATGGAAGGCCATTGCCAAAACGAAGGAGTACAAAAAGACTGGCCGCATCCTGAAAGATCGCCATATCGACTTGTGTAGCTGGACTAACTGGAAACGTCGACCGGACAACCAGTACAAAGGCGACGTGCGACTTCATAACTTCCAGCTGGTACATAGCCATAAAGAGTTCATCGATTTATTTATGGCGGCGCTGGACGCTAACGAAGAGGGTTATATGGCAAAAGACCCCTTCTCCGTTTACGAGTTTAAGCGCACCAAAAGCTGGTGGAAGATGAAGGACGAGATCGAAGCTGACGGCGAGATTATCGGCTTCAAGCCCGGTAAGGAAGATTCGGCATTCGCTCATACGCTCGGCTCAGTGACTATCCGTCTGGAGAACGGCGTGGAAGTTGAGGCGTCCGGCATAAAGCACATGTACCTGGATGAAATCTGGAACAATCAGGACAAGTATATGGGGCGTATCGTGAAGGTTAATGCTCACGAAGAGACTCCAGACGGCAGTTTGCGTCACCCACGCCTCAAATGGCCATCCTGTCTGCGCGACACTGAAGACCGCATCGGGGATAAGGAATGATAAGTGACCTGGTTGGTTTTGGTTTGTCGACCTTTTTGTTAGGTTTCATTCTGGGTGGAATGTTGTTCGTATCAATAAAGAAGGACAATGTTAAGGCCGGAGTCATGGAGTTCAGAGGGCGGATTTACAAAATTGTTGATGTGACTTCTGAAGCGAAGGGAATTTACAGCAAGGAGGTTGAAGAGTGATCCAATTAAACAAATTGGAAAAGAGCACGCTTCGAGAGATAAGCCAGTGGGAGAATTTTTACGAACACTGGCGCCCGAAGACTCGTGCAAAACTGGAGCGGATGGGGTTCGTTGAAAATATCGCCCCTGAAGGGAAACAAAAGAATTTTCAGCTGACGACCAGAGGTAAGGCTGTTCTGGCTGAACTTGTCAACGCAGGAGCTTTTAGTTGATCCCATTTCTTTTGATGGGAGCTATCGCCGGGTTTTTACTCGGCGTAGTTGTTACCCACGATTTGATTAAGCAGGAAATTAAAACTGGCGTCATTTGCTTTGGGCGCCGTGTATATCGAGTGGTTCACTCGACTGACATAAGGAATAAAAAATGAACGATCATATCTTGGCAGTATTTATTTTGGCGTGTGTCTTTTTTTCAACCGGTAAGGTGGTGAGTTGGGTCATCGATGTCGTTATGGCAAAATTCGTATCTGGCAACAAACAGTTATCTAGTGCGGTTTCGAAGTTAATCAGTGTTGCCTCGCTTCATTTTGGTAGCATTGAGAAAGATAAAGAGTATTCAGTAAAAACAAGCGGTTACACCATAACCATTCAAAAAAACAAAAAATAAGATAAATAAGTGTTTACTTATCTATAAGTTTTCACTAAGATTAACTCGTTTTCGACGTTAAGCGACTTTGCGGTTTTTTAGAAACTGACCAACAAAGTAAATGCAAACGATGATGTAGTTCTGATGGCGGCTTAACAGCCTATAAGTCAGTGAGGTCTTCCGATTCCTCATTAACAAATTCGGCGCATTGTGGGTACCGAGATGTGATTAATAAATCGGAATCTTAAAGAAGTGTTTTGGGTGATGGCCTTTTAGTTTGTCGATTAGCTGTGCATAGCGTCGGCGAGCAAAGTCTGGTGACTTAAAGGTTTATTCCGATGCCTGGTATGTGAAATGAAAATAGCATATTTGAGGCAGAGGATTGCGGGTTCGATTCCCGCGTCACTCTCCCACGTTTCAGCTGTTTGGGTGGTTAGGAGTATTTTCATTAACCATGTCCCGGTTTCAGTAAGCAACTGACCGCCCAAACAGCTGCGTCGTGTGTGATTACTTAATGTCTCATTTCATCTTGGGTTAATTTGAAATTGCGACGCAGCGCCTTTCTCAAAGCGTGCAGAAGGTTTTGAGAAAGTGCGTGCTAACGATCGGACTTTCTTCTGCCATTGATAGACTCGTTTAGAGCTTGATATGTAGGCCATAGCCCAGCCGGAGGTGGCGAACACCGGCAGACTGAGATGTTAGTCGATTGAAGAGGTTTTATCATCGCCTCGATCTTAACTCCAGACCATCAAATATGCCTCCGCTGTTTGATGACAGGCTCAGTCCGTTTCCTCTTAACGATAAAAGAGGTGCAAGCAAACAAAGCAGTCTGGTTGACTGCGGCCGAGGAAGACGTCTTATCCGGCAGAGAGTGGTTCGATTCCGCTTGTTTGCGCCAACCTAAAGGGTTTTTTCGAGAGTCCTTCAGATTGGATACCCAATGCGACCTTGGGTAACTTATCTAAGATGATGTGATTCCATACATCACTTAGTGTCGAGGTCTAAATGGTGCGGCCATCAACCGCATAAACAGCCATTAGACCCGAGCCACAAGCCTCGTCTGGCACTAACGTAAAGTGCAAGTGACGTGAAATTCAGGTTGTACGGCCAGAAGAGTAGCGTTGCGAACCATATAAATTAAACTACAAAGAGAAAACACATGTCTGAAGTCAAAAAAGTTATTACCGTAGCTGAGCGTTCCACTAAAGCACTGGTTAAAGTTGTTGCTGACGGCCAAAAGCTGTTCGCTGATCTGGCCGCTCTGTCTCAGTCAACCGTAACTCTGACTGAAGAAATTGAATTCAAACAAGGTCAGCTGGCCGATATCGAAAACCAGATCGCCGCATCCGAGCGCGAATCCAAAGCCCAACTGCGTCTGCGTGTAATCGAAAACGAAGACAAGGTTCTGGCCGAACTGATGAAAGCACGCGGTTATGCCGTTATCACTCACGCTGATCTGGATGCACTAAACTCTGAACTGGTCGCGGCCAAAACCGATAACGAGTACGCAGTATCCGAAGCGCGTGAAGCTGGTTATCAGGCTGCTGCTGCTAAATTTGGCGCTGAAAATCGTGATCTGGTTTCCCAGCACAAAGTTGAGCTGGCAGAGCACAAGGCCCAGGCCACTGCTAAAAACCAACGCATTTCCGATCTGGAAGCACAGGTTGCAGAGCTTCGCGGCCAGATCACTGCTGAACGTGAAACCCGTCTCGAAATCGCCAAAGCTGATGCCGGTCGAGCAGGTGTTGTAGTTAACGCCGGCAAGAACTAATTGTGGCCGTAGCCTCTTCGGAGGCTACAGCTTAAAGACTAATGGCGACATTGGCTTTTAAGCTGTACTTCGACCCACAGCAACCATTGAGCATCACGATAGACACTTTTTAGAGCAGATAATTAAAGGAGCCTCGCGGCTCCTTTTTGCTATTTTAAAAATAAGTAATGATTTACTTATCTAATGCAGTTATATTTATTGCGACACCTAACCATTTGAAAGGAATCAAAATGGGTACATCACGCAAACATGCGCGTAAGGTAGCGCGTAAAGCAGTAAAAGAGAATCGTGCGCTCCGTGGCCGTCGTGTTGATTACGTTATTGTCGATGAGCTGACCGACGCTCAGACCCCACGACCAAAGCGAGACAATACGCCAGTTGAGGCTCGTAACGAGGCTCAGGCGCATTATCTTATCAGCATCGAAAACAAGCCTCTGACGTTCGCCACCGGTGAAGCCGGCTGCGGCAAAACGTTCCTTGCCACGGCTGTCGCCGCACAGAAGCTGTTGGATAAAGACGTCCGCAAAATCATCGTCACTCGCCCCGTATTACAAGCTGACGAAGATCTGGGCTTCCTTCCGGGCGATGTGGGTGAGAAGTTCGCCCCATACTTCCGCCCCGTCTATGACGTTCTCCAGAAGCGTCTGGGCGCATCCTTCCTCGAATACTGTCTCAAGCCAGAGATTGCCAAAGTAGAAATCGCCCCGTTCGCTTACATGCGTGGCCGGACGTTCGAAAACGCAGTGGTTATTCTGGATGAAGCGCAAAACGTTACACCGTCACAGATGAAGATGTTCCTGACCCGCATGGGTGAGAACGTTACGGTTATCGTGAACGGCGATGTGACGCAGTGTGACCTGCCTGGCAATAAAGAGTCCGGGCTATCCGACGCACTGCGCCGCTTTAAACCAAACGCGCACGTTGGGTTGATTGAGTTTGAAGCCGACGATTGCGTCCGCTCTGAACTCTGCAAAGTGGCTTTAAATGCCTATCAATAGGGATATTGAAATGACAAAAGTAAAATTACCGAAATACCAAAGCATCAAAATCGTGGAAGCGGCTAAGATTGCGAAAATCGAGGGACAGGTAATGCTGTTATCCTTCCGCAAGCATGGAACAAAAGTCGAAGTAGATCAGACTTATCTAGACAAGCACCAGCCTCAAGTTGGCGGTTATTTCGTCCGCTATGAAAACGGTTATGAGTCCTACTCACCAAAAGAGCCGTTTGAGTCGGGCTATTTATCAGTCGAAACCACTATCCACGCCGCCAAGAAAGGTGCATCTTTTGGCATCGCAATCGAGATGCTGAAAGACGGCCATCGCGTCGCTCGCAAAGGCTGGAACGGCAAAGGTATGTTCTTGCGCATGGTGTCAGGCAAACAGTACGACGTCGCTTGCGGCATTGCTCGTGATCTGGAGCTGGCGCCCTGGATTGGCATGAAAACAGCTGACGGGAAATTTGTACCATGGCTGGCGTCCCAAACCGACATGTTGGCTGAGGATTGGGTGATTGTGGAGGTTGCACAGTGAAAGACCAACATACCAAAATTAAAGGCTATCGCGATCTTTCGGCAGAAGAAATCGCGCTGATGAACGAAGGCAAAGAGCTGGCCCAGAAAGTGGGCGAATTTGTCGAGAAACTGGAGCGTGCTGAGTTTGCCAGAAACTCACTTCAGTTACCGGATAAACGCTGGCTCGCTATCGGTAAAACCGACCTGCAGAAAGGCTTTATGGCCGTGATCCGCAGCATCGCAAAACCGACCACTTTTTGAGGCTGACATGACACCAGAACAGTTTGCATATTGGCTTCAGGGATTCGTTGAGCTTGGCGGCGAGCGTCCAACGGAGGCGCAGTGGGATAGCATCAAAGAGCATCTACAAACCGTCTTCAATAAAGTGACGCCACCGGTTCATGTGTCGAATATTGGCATGGCGTTGCACAAGCTGGAAGAAGACCTCACCAGCCGCGGTAAAAATATCACATCTTTATCTTGCTAAGGGAAAGCATGAAAATCGTAATTTATGGAAAAGACAGCTGCTCTTACTGCAAACGTGCGGTAGAGTTGGCTAAGCAGTTAAAATCTCAGGGTCATGGTGACTACGAGTATATCGACATTGTCGAAGCCGGCATTGACGCCGTCGCTCTGGGTGAGCTGGTTGGGAAGCCGGTTCGAACGGTTCCGCAGATCTTCGTCGAGGGCGAGCCGATTGGCGGATACACCGAACTGGCGACCATCGCATCCATCCTTTAAAAAAGGGGCCGTTTGGCCCCTTTCTTCTTTCATGGTCAACCTTTTTGAATCGCTTAAAATTAAACGACACAAACCAATGAGATCACGTAATGAGCTTTAAACGAATGACACCGGAAGAGATGCATGAATACCTTTTACAGCAAGGTTTTTTGAGAGTGCGGCAGCTGGCCGACGATAGCTGGATCGGCGTGCTGAAACTGGCATTCACGACGTCAGTCTGTATGGATATTGACGAGGTCTCCCCATTCCGGTATCGCTGGTGTTTTGCTGATCCGAATGAGGCGCATCACTTTTTCGAGACAGCCGTAGACTATGATGAAGTGCCAACTAAGCGCGATTCGTTGAAAGGACATCGGTATGTTGGCGAGCCACTGCTGCGCGAAAAGGATGAGTTCGGGTATGATAAATGGTAAAGCCCCGTTAGGGGCTTTACTTGACTTTCGGCTCGCATACCTGCCAATGACTTGATACTAATGATATACCAAGATCTAACTCTTTTGGGTCAAATGGATTTTCATTTCTGAGGCCAGCATTTACCAAAACTAATTCAGTATCACTTTCGGCGTTATACTTAATTCTGCCACCTTTTACAACGGAGTATCTTGCGGCAGCATGTGGGTTATTGAATTTGTGACCACTAAACAGTTTAGCTGTCACTGGCTCGACAACACTCAGCTTTCTCATTTCTTTAAGAATGGCGAGGCTTGCATCTACATCTTGCTTAGTGGCGTCAACTGTCTTGCCTTCTAGACGGGCTTCGCGAGCACGGAGCATACGAGCTGCACGTCTATCCAACGCAACCTGCATTGAAGCAGTGCGTTTAATAGCATTTTGGCGTTCGTAAGACATAACCCCTCCTGTCCGGATCCAGTCCTGTTTCTATCGTGAAGCCGCGTCCTAAATGTCTTGCGACAAGTCGTTTGTACACAGCTTCTAATTTGTCATTGTCAGGCAAAAAAACGTACATTCCTGCCTTGTATTCATTATAGTGGTCACGAATCGCTCTTTCAACCGTCCTCATGACGCTGATAGCGCTGACCGTACCTAATTCAGGGCGATCAAAATAGGTTCCATTTGCCAGGTTTTCAGCCAGGTCAAATGAGATCTCCCAGCACCCATTAGGGCTAAAAATATACCCTTCAGGGAAAATCACTGAAGAATCAACAAGATTAAATTCTGAAATGCTCTGAAGGTTCAGCTCATACTCATGACCATTTGAGAAAAAAATAGCTGTATGGACACGAGAGTAAGCCGAGAACCTCATGGTTGTAAACTGTGTAACCATCTAAACAATTTCCTTTTTTACATAGTTTAAACCGGAACCGCGGTATTTTTCGACCGAAATTAGCAAAAAAAATGAGGCGCCAATGACCCTGGCAGGATGTCTGTTTTTTGAAAAATCGGCATTTTGTGATTCCATACTTCTTAGGTATGGAATCACTCCAAAAAAACGGTTACTCTGGGTTGACCTTACAGATAAAATACCGTTAAATACTGTACATACATACAGTTAATTGGGGAGGCAGCGATGTTAAATTCGTTCGAAGTCGACAAAGCTTTAGAAAATTGCTCTGTTGAAACAGTTCAATATCTCCAGCGCTGCCAAAACCTGACAGGCTCACAAATGATGGCCATGGATGCCGATTCGAAATTCAGTGAAGCCTTTATGCTTTTCACTCGTTTATCACTCCTTGTGACTCGGCGGCGTCCAGAGCTGGGTGTTCACTGTATTCTCGTTCACGCCATGCCGGTTATCGGCGACAAAAAAGTTTCAGACATCAACCGCCTCACCGTTAACAGGCTAATTAACGCCTTGGTGTTGGATGGCAAGTTAGTACAAAGCCGTCGCGTTTTTTCTGTTTTAAAACAGTTCCTTGGGTGGTGCGAGTTCCAGGGTGTGATCGAAACCTCACCACTCGGGGCGATGTCTCTTAACAAAGTCGCCGGCGGGTTGAAACCAAAGCCGCGTGATCGAGTGTTGTCGGATGATGAGTTAGAGAAGTTTTGGCATATGTGGGATTTTGCCGATGTGTCTGAAAGTACACGCTGGGCGGCGCGTTTCGTTCTCTGCTCTGCAAGACGGCCAGATGAGGTGCTTCGGGCTAGAGTTTCCGAGTTCGATCTTCACAATAATGTATGGAATCAGGGTAGCAGGAATAAGTCTGGCCGTGAGCATTCACTCCCGATCAGCCCTGTAATGAAGCTGTGCATCAATAAAATGATGGCAGCTGCGGGAGATAGTGAATGGCTAGTCCCCTCCCCAAAAGACAGCATGAAGCCTGTTTCAAAGGTTCTGATATCTCAAGCCTCAAGGAGGATATTGAGTAAAAAGTATCTTTCTGAAAATCTGCCGGCACCCTTCGAAATCAGAGATTTACGAAGAACGGCCAGAAGTACGCTGTCTCGCCTGGGTGTTGAGCAAGATGTGGCTCGCAAAATCATGAACCACAGTCTTGACGGCATTGATCGCGTTTATAACAAACACGACTACTTGGATCGAATGGCGGAGGCGATGGCTGCGTACTCTGAATTCTTAACAAACACATGCAGAATCAACCACTAATGCCTATCTTTTTCTTCAGAGCCTCGTTTTCATCTTTGATTTTTTTAACAAATTCATAGACTTCAGGAATCCTCTCAGACAAATACATCATCATAAATTCATCTGGTGGGGCGCCGACTGCTCGTGCAAAAGGTATAACCTTGTCAACTGACAAATGGGCGCGGCCAGATTTGATGAGTGAGATGTTGTTAGCATTCTCAAATCCAATTTCTTTCGCGACCTGGGCTTGAGTTTTCCCGCTAGTCATCATTGCCGCTGTCATGAACGGGCGGTAGCGGCCTTTAGGCTCTTGCATATTCTGTTCTGCCTTGTATTGAATTATCAGTAGTAAGTAAGTAACTACATATTTATGTCTTGCTCAAGACTAAACCACTGCATCAAAAATGTAAACCCACGCCGCCAACTTTGAATTGCGGCAGGTTAAGAATCACAACAAAACACATATGTCAATAGGCACAAGGAGCAATATTAGAGTAAAATTCTTGTAATTATTAAAAAAAAAGAGTAGTTTCTACAGGAATCATTTTAGGACATACTAATAAACAACAACCTATTTAACGGTATTAACATGAATGCAATTTTGAACTGGATGTCATCAGCCGAGAAGCTATCCTCCACCACGGTCAATGATCAGGTAGGAGCTGATATCATTTGTGATCTAGGCGCGGAAGATAAGTCATCCGAAGGCTCTGACGATGTTTTTTTTCATATTAATCATTTAAATAAGGAATTCGTTTTAATTCAGAGATTGTCAAGCTACACCCTCATTTGTACTCATATCGCCTAATATCTCACCCCTTTCTTTTTGGCTTTATACTTTCATTGATTATGATTATCATATCCATAAATAGTAAGCACTTATTTATGGGTATGGTATGAAAAAACTTCGGTCAAAGACATCACTAAGTTTCGAGAAGCGATTAAAAATGTCGTTTCTATGCTTGTCGCACGCAACATCCCCGTCATAGAGCGTGGAGATAAGGCATATGTTGAATACGACAAAGCCGGCAATCCACTACGCATCTGTATACCATCAATACCCGACGACGCCAGCGACAAGTTCCTGATGGCGATACGCGGATTCATCGATCACGAGGTCGCTCACGTCCTTTTCACAGACAGTACGAAAGCCACCAGCTTCGTCTGGAACGCTGTAGAAGACACCTTCATTGAGCGAAAAATGGGGGAGATGTTCAAAGGCTCCAGAGCAAACCTCATCAACACACAAAAGCATGTAATCGATACGGTTTTCATTCCTAAAGAAATGGAGGCCATTGCTGAAAAGCTGGGCGATCAGACCCGTATGTTTATGGAGTTCTATCTGGTTCCCGTGCTGCGTGCCTGGAATGATCAAACACCGTTCATCGACTACATGGAAGACCGCTGGGAACGCGTTAAAGAGCCGGTATCAATCCTGATTAAACATGGCGTCGATAAGATGATCCCCAAAATAAGCAGCACGAGCGACAGTGTGGCTGTGGCCGCGCTAATTGTCCGACTGCTGGTCGACAAGCCAATGGAAAGCAAAGAACCTGACGGTTCAGATAGCAAAGAAAAAGGAAAAGGGAAATCGTCAAGCGAACCGTCCGAAGACGATTGTGGTAGTGGCAGCGATCTGCCCTGGCATGATGAGTCTGACGAGCAAGAACAATCAGACGCACCTGGAGATGGGGAGGAAAAGGGTTCCCCGGAATCATCCGAGAGCGAAGGAAGTGAAGCTTCATCGGCCGATGCAGGAAATGGCGGTTCTGCTGAATCCGAAGAAGACAAAAAGTCAGATGGTATCGGGGACGAACCGAGCGATGCAGAAAGCGGAACAGGGGATATACCAAAACCAACGAAAGGCGATCTAGAAAAGCTGGAGTCGACCAAACTACCAAAAGGCGCCATGGATATGTCTATGGAAGGGGCAATGAAGATGATTATTTCCAGTGAATCCGAACTGTCGACAGGCTATCGTCCGTATGAGCGCACCTACGACTTTATGGGAAGGCTTGAGCACGCGTCGGAGTTCTTCAGAAACGTTCTCGCCACTTCGCCGAAAGGGTTCCACATGTACGGTGACGCTGATAACTACACGGTGTTCCCGAAGCATGAGGATGTCTTCAATAAGAAGATTAAACCTTTGATTGGCGATGATATCGTCGCGACACTCGCGAAAGATCTTGAGCGAACGATAGCCAGTCAGAACCGTAATCAGTTTGTCCCAGGCCAGCGTCGCGGCCGGCTGCATGGCCCAAGTCTGTATCGCCTGTCCGTCGATGATGACCGAGTTTTTCGCAAGCTGGAGACCAAACGCGCGGTCAACTCATGCGTGCAGATTGTTATTGATATGTCTGGCTCCATGAGAGGGCAAAAAATCAAGACAGCTTGTGCAGCAGCCTACACACTGGCGGATGCATTGGCGCGTATCAACGTGAAAACGATGATAACCGGCTTCACAACATCTTCTCTGGCGATGCCTGGGAAGTCCGAGTTTAACCGCTCTGAAGCGCTTTTCCTGCCAATTATCAAGGGGTGGGAGACGCCGATATCCAGCAAACAAACGATATGCAATCTTGGCGCTCTCGCAGGTACGATGATACTGGCTGAAAATATCGATGGGGAAAGCATACTGGCCTTGCTTCAACATTTCTCTGGCCGTCAGGAAGATCGCAAGATCATGATTGTGCTCAGCGACGGAAGCCCAGCAGCTCAAGGGCACGGTTTGTCTGGGCACCTGAAAATGGTCACAAAACAGATTGAGCAGGATACCGATATCCATCTTCTGGGGATCGGGATTTTGACAGACTCTCCGCGTCGCTTCTACCGCGACAACATCTGTCTGAACGATGTTGGTGATTTAGCCGAAACGCTCATCAAACAAATGCAACGCCTGCTTTCGTAGCCTTTTTTTTTGGCAAAGATGATAAGTAAATACTTATTTCTTTGCCTGTTATATATAAGTATCATTAGCGCATCAGAACTACTTCAAAAGGAAAACACATGTCGGTCGAATTGCAGAACAAAACAGTCGCTGAAGAAGAGAAACCTCGCGAGAACGAAGAGCAGCCTATTTCGTGCAAATGGTGTGGCGGCGAGACCCATCATGTCGGGTCTCATTTTATTGGGAAAAAATGCTCTGGTATCCCGAAAGAACACGAAGGCAAGACGCCTAATGAATTGATGAAAATCTACGTTGCTGCATTCCCTGAAGCACCGACCATGTCTGCCGCTGCAGCCAAACGTCTGAAAGAACATCAGGCCAAAAAGAAAGAAGAACCGGCTGCAGTTCACGTTGGGTATGCCGGCTTCGAAGACTATATGGTCGAAAAGGTCGCAGTACATGAAATACTCGGTCTCGATGCTGACTTACTGAAGACGGCATCTGGCGAGCCTCTGCGCATCACCGTAAACATCAATAAGCCATTCCCGGAGTTTGTGCCAAAAGCAAACCCTGACTATGTGTTCGGCGACATCGAGCTGCTTAAAGACGTGCTTATGATGATCGAGATGCGTATCCCTGGATATCTGTGGGGTCACGCAGGAACCGGCAAGAGTACGCTGCCAACTCAGCTTTGCGCTCGACTAAACCGGCCGATCATCCGTGCGCAGCACACCGCGTCCACTGAAGAGTCGCACATCTGCGGCCAGATTCTTGTGCGTGGTGGTGCAACTTATTTCGAGCCAGGTCTTCTGGCAAGTGCAATGCGTAACGGGTGGGTTTATCTGGCCGATGAATATGATTTCGCATTCCCGCAAATCCTTGGCGTTTACCAGCCAGTGCTGGAAGGTGAACCACTGATCATCAAAGAAGCAACCCCGGAGTGGCGCTACGTCGAACCGCATAAACGATTCGCTTTCATCGGAACCGGCAACACCAATGGTTCCGGTGATGAAACTGGATTGTACCAGGGTACGAATATCCAGAACGCAGCGAACTTCTCTCGTTTCGGTATCGTCTCACACGTCAAGTACATGGATAGGTCTCATGAGTCCGCGATGCTTGAGAAAATGGGTTTACCGAAAGTGTACGCGACCATGCTTATCGATTTCGCAACCAGAATCCGTAGTGGGTATGAGGCAGGAAATATCAGCCAACCCATCGGGCCGCGTGAACTTCGCAATGCAGCATTGATCGGAATGGCGCACAAAAACTTCAAGAAAGGCGTCACGAAGTCTTTCATTAACAAGCTGCCTTCCACCAGCGCGGTATCCGCAACCGAGATAGCGCAGCGCGTCTTCGGTGATGAATAAAGGTTGTTTTGGTTCAGCATTGACAGCCTCAGAAAAAAGCGAGATCTGCGCCCGGTGTGGTGACAGATCTCGCTGTCATGATGAAGCCCGCAAAAATATTGAGGCTATGTTTGGAAAGTTTGTCGGATTCCCGATTGACAGCATTAAAAATAAAAAAAGAACTACGAAGGAAAGCACATGAAGGCATTAATGGTACGCACCGATTTTTCTCTTGGTGAGTCGGCGTTGAAAGCAAGCCGCGTCGTCGCGGTCGCGAAGGAGTTGGGTTACTCGGCCATTATTAGTGCCGACACAATGAGTCTGGCGTCCATCATCCCATTGCAGCAGTCGGCCGGCGACGACATGGCTGTTATTTGCGGAGTCCGTTTGGTTATTAGTGACAATCCTTTTTATGAAGCAGCTGTTAGAAAAGCCAAAGAGGAAGGCACTGAGATCCCGGTATGCAAGCTTGGGCGCCCGTACAGCTTCACCGCGCTGATAAAGAACGATGAGGGGTATAAAGATCTGTGTGAACTGATGACGTTGGGCAACCGCCGCGAGCAGTTTCACTTTTTCCCGCGCATCTCGTTGGAGCAGCTGGCCGAAACGTATTCAAAGGGCAACATCCTTCTACTGACGTCTGATCGCGATAGCATATTTCATCGGCAGGACTTCGTTAAAATCCTGACTACATTGCTGGCGGCTGGTGGTCGTGACAACTTCTACAGCGTCGTGTATCCGATTCCTACGCCTCTCTACGATCAGTTGAACATGAAGGCGATGAAGGTGGCTAATGCGCTTAAAATCGCCCCTGTTGCGTTCTATCCAGCTTATTACGAGAAAGAAGAGGATGCAGACCTGCGCGACATTGCGCACATGGTAATCAATAACATCAAAACGGATCAGCCATATCGTTTTCACATCCCACACCAGCGCGACAACTCAATCCAGAACCGCAAGCATTTGTTGGTTCGCTTGATGGAGTTCTCGAAACGCATGGGAGTAGAGGGAATCAGCTCTGCAATGGTTAACGAGACTCAGGACGAAATCATTGCGGCGTGCAGCTGGCGCTGGCATGAGATGCCAGTCAGTCTGCCAGTTATGGCGGAAGATGAAGGTGATACGTTGACGCGCATGGCGGCGGAAGGTTTGAAGCGTCGGTTAACAACGCTTGAATTTGGCTGGAAGCCACCAGCGGAGCAGTACCCTGTCTACATCAACCGTCTACGTTATGAGTTGAGTGTTTTGAAAAAGTTGGGGTTCTGCGGCTACTTCCTGATGGTTGAAAATCTACTGTCATGGGCGCGTAAACAGGATATCCCGGTCGGGCCAGGTCGTGGATCGTCAGCCGGTTCACTTGTTGCGTGGGCGATTGGGATCACCAACATCGACCCGCTACGCCACGGTCTCCTGTTTGAGCGTTTCATCAACCCTGAACGTCTGGACTTGCCTGACGCGGATCTGGACTTCAGTCAGGCGCAACGACCTCGCGTACTTGAATATCTCGAAGAGCACTACGGCGAAAAATACGTGGCCGGCATTCCTAACTTCTCTTATCTGGGTATGGCGTCGGCACTCCGAGACACAGCACGTATCTACGGCGTGTCAACGGAAGATATGGCGGTATCTAAGCAGCTGAAGCCATTCGATGATGAGGGATTAACTCTCGAAGAGACGCGCGAGCAGCTGGGCGCCCTCGACAAATACGCGAAAGCAAACCCGGAAGCATTCGACGCCGCGTGCAAACTCCAGTCACTGATGCGCAGCTATGGCAAGCACGCCGCGGGTGTCATCGTTTCTGGCGTACCACTGACTGAGCGAACACCAGTCGAATTACGCAACGGGGTGCGCTGTATCGCGTTTGACAAGCGTTTCTGTGAATCAATGGGGCTTATCAAGCTGGACGTGTTAGGGCTGGCTACGCTCGATTTACTGGCTCTCGCTAAACGCTACATCAAAGAGAACGAGGGGATCGACGTTAACCTCGACGCAATCCCTCTCGATGATAAACGCGTCCTTGAGGGTATGGCGTTGGGTGAAACAACTGGCGTGTTCCAGTTCGAGTCTGGCGGCATGAGAAACCTGCTTAAAAACCTTGGAAGCGGCATCAAACCAATGTCGTTTGAAATGGCCGTCGCAACTACCGCGCTATATCGCCCAGGCCCAATGCAGTCCGGCATGATGGATACCTACGTCAGCGTTGCGCGTGGTTATGAGGACGCTCACTCACTTCACCCAAGCCTTGACGAATTGACCAAAGAAACCAACGGGGTTTTGGTCTATCAGGAACAAATCATGAAAGCGTCGCAGATCCTCGCCGGCTTCTCTCTGTCGGAAGCAGATATGGTAAGGAAGGCGATTGGTAAAAAAGACATCGAGAAGATGAAAAAGATTGGCGCCGACTTTTCAGATCGTGCGCAGCTTGGTTGGTTGGAAGTCCAGACTGACGACGGCCAGATTGTCACTGTTCATCGCGCCGCGCTTCATCCGTGCTCTGATGGTAAGAAGCGCACTGTCGAGCAAGCCATGAAAGAAGATGCCGACATTATTGAATTTGACACCTCTAAGTAATAAGTAAAATGTGAAAACAAGTTGTTTTTTAGTTTCTGAAAACAACTTGTTTAATGACAAAGGAAAACACATGAAGATTACTAAAATCATCTCAGAGAAGCCCGGACTCAGCGAATCAAAAGCAAAAGAGGTCTGGGATGCTTTCGAGAAATTCGGGTCGTATGGCTTTAACAAATCACACGCAGTGGCCTATACCGCAATCAGCTACCAGGCAATGTATCTGAAGACTCACCATCCGGCTGCATTCTTCGCCGCCGCACTGACAATTCAGGACGATGAAAAGCATCGTGCAGTTGTAAAGGATGCGCTGGCACGCGGCGTTATCGTGATGCCACCAGACATCAACCTCTCAACTGACCGCATCGAAATAGTCGAACTGAAGGATGGCCGGGCGGCGCTATATGCCCCCTTCTCAGCTGTCAAAGGTTGTTCTGAAAAAGGCAGCTTAGCCATTATGCGTGCTCGCGAGCGTGTAGGTGGTAAGTTTGAGTCGCGAGCACAATTCAAGGAAGCGATAGAGGCCAGACTTTGCAATATCCGAGTTCAGGAGGCTCTGGAAGCCGTTGGTGCATTTGCCAGTATTGAGCCTGGCAGCGAACCGGCGATGGCAGAATCCCGCCGCAAGGCTCAATCAGAGCTGATGGGAAGCCTCATTATCGATGCGGTAAAAGTGAGTCGCCCGTTCGAGATGAATCCGAAACGCCAGGCTGAAGTGTCGATGTTGATGGAAGAGCTGCGTAAAGAGGTCGGGGTGGGCGAAGATCTGGTTACTCCGCCTATCGGCGTATCGCCAAAAATAATGATTATCCTCGACACAGCAAACGGCAACGATATCAGGACGGGGATCTTCATGGAGAACGGCTACGAAGATTTTAAGGCGAAAATGCTCGTTAATGGCGATCTGCGCATGAGCGAGGTGTACGTTACCGGCGTCATTAAGCAAGATAAGAAGTTGCCACTGTCCCGCGACGCAGAGAACACCTACATCGAGTTTATGAAGAAAGAGCTTGAGCTGGTTAAACCAACCTACGTCCTGACGTGTGGTCGCCTATCGGCCAGTCTCTTCAACGACAAAACCAAGGCAACGGATTTGGTCGGACGTAAGGAATACTTTGGCGCAATGGACTTGACCGTGTTTTACGGATTCAATCCGGGCATACTTCACTTCAGACCGGAAGAAGGTGAGAAATTGGAGCTTATTATGGAAGACATTAAGGAGGCATTGTCATGAGTGAGGTTACAGTGTCACAGGAGTTTATCGATAAGGCAATTATCGCTCTAAATAAGTCAGCATTCTGGGAGTTCGCAGACTGTCCCGTCACCATTCGTCTCGCTATGCGGCAGGCGGAGCTTGATGGGCGCCGAGCGAATAGCGCAGCACGTAGCGCAGCAAAGATAATTCTGAAGCGCGTGCGCGACCCGATGGTTCGAGATTATGTCGCTGTGATAGCTAAATCAAGCAATGTCAAAAAACACCTTGCTGAGTTTGAGGCTTATCGAGACCGACTGATATCAAAGGTTGCGGAGGAATTTGTCGAGGTAGGTAAAGCGGCCAGCGTCAAAGACTACCGTCTCCAGCGTGCTCAGCGTATAGCCATTACCGGGCGGGGAGTCGGAAAAAGAACGCTGGCAGAAATGTACGTAGCCTAATTGTTCGTGTTAATATTTAAGCTCAAAGATAAGTAAGGATTTACTATGGATTTAACCATTCCAATGTTCGTTTTAGCCTACTTAATCGCTGGCATCGGTTTCGCGAAAATCTGGTCTGAAGCGGCGAGTTGCGGTGATGTTGAGCTGAAGATAATCGGCTGCATCTTCTGGCCGATTGGACTGTTTGTTAGCGCTTTCTGGAGCTGGTAATGGATAAGGCGATCATCAAAGAAGTGATGGATGACATCAGGCTTGATACGCATGATTTGGACGCTGTCTGGCGTCGTCAGCCGGAGCTTGTCGCCATTTATGGTTTTAAACAGGTTGAGGCTGAAAGCGCCGCGAATGCTGCAAAGCGAGATTTAGAATCCATCGAAGCGCGTCTCTATTCGACGACGCGTGCCGGTCTGAGTTTCGACGGTGTGAAGATCAGCGAATCGACGATTGAAGCCAAAATAAAGTCGTCTCCGGCGTATCTTTCGGCTCGCCAAAAGTACGATGACGCGAAGTACCTCGCTGAGTTTTACAAGCAGGTTGTTAACGCGCTCGGACACCGTCGAGACATGATCGTTCAGGCGTCTAAAAAGGCAATTTCCGAATACGAAAGAACAGGTGTTGAACGATTCAACGCCCCTAAAAATGTATCTTGATAATAAGTGATCGCTTATCTATCATAACCAAGTGCAATAAAAGCCATTAACAATAAAGGAAAACACATGTCCGCTTTAATGAACCTTCTGAAGAAAAGCCAAGAAGTTGCGAAAAACGCACGCGGCAATCGCGGAAACGATCTGCAAAAGATGCAACCAGGCGAAAACTACGTTCGCATCATCCTGAACAAAGACGACCCTGACAATATTCCATTCTCCCACAAGTACGGCATTCACTATGCCAAATCTAAAGGCGAAGATGGGAAGGACGTATACAGCGCTCATCTGTGCTTTCAGCATACTCATGATAAGCCGTGCGAAATGTGCGAAATGGTTATGGAAGCTAAAGCGAAGTACAAAGGCAACAAAGCCATGGAAAAAGTCATTGACGATATGCGTGCCTCTCCGCGCATGGCTGTTGTCGGCATGTGGTCTCAGAAAGAAGACTTCAGCGACACCGACAAGACTTCTCTCATCGATATGCCTATGTCCGTGTTTGACGACCTGATGGACGCCATTATGCAGGATATGAACGATGAGATCGGCGAGCCGCTGAGCCGCGAAAAAGGTTACGCGTATCAAATTACTCGCACCGGCTCTGGTCTGGATACTGATTACAAAGTCAAACCGATGCGTAAAAATAAAACAGCAGTTCCGGCTAAGTTCTGGGACAACCAGCCGTCTCTGGAACAGTTTGTAAACCAGACCGATCCGACAAAACTGATGGCGACCTCCAAAATGATTGCTCGCGCGACCGGAATCGCACTGCCAGCGTCTATGGGTTCAAGCGCCGGCGCTCTGCCAACCCCAACCGGCAAAGCAGCTGCATCTCTTCCAGGCATGTCCATTACTGGCGTAGATGACTCAACTGCCGAAGCCTCTTTACTGGATAAAGAAGTTGAATACGCGAAAGAAGCCGTATTCGAGCCAGAAGAGAAAGAGGTAAAAGAAGCGCCAGCAAGCGAGCCAGCAGCTGAGCCGGAAAGCGAAGATCTGGATGACATTTACGCGCAACTTAACGCGCTTTCAATGTAAGCCAGCCGTTGATTTTAAAGGCGTCTTCGGACGCCTTATTTATTCGTGGAGAACAATGCCGTGAACATTTTAATAATCGACGGAAATAGCCTCGGTTACTACCACCAGCAGCAACCAAAAAAACTTCATAGCGGCGATATGGAGACTCAGGCAGTGTTTGGTTTTATCACCAATATGCGCCGCTATGCTTCGCTTCTGAAGGCTCGCCCCATCGTCCTGTGGGATGGTTTTAGCGACAAGCGTCGCGCGTTTTACCCAGACTACAAAGCCAACCGTGACGACAACGCACAAATCAAGCAGATGAAAGAAGGTTTTGCCACACAAAAGCCTTTCATCAAAAAAGCAATCACCGCGCTTGGCGTCGACCAGATCACCGCAATCGACGGCGAAGCTGACGATTTGGCCGGCATTCTGAAGAAGCGCTATGTTGCGTCGAAAGACGTCGAACATATCTATCTGTTAACCGCGGACTCCGACTGGATTCAGCTGGTTGACGAGAAGGTAACGTGGGTCAGTCTGCGCGAGGACGCTAAGCATAAGCGCATCAATATCGAGGCGTTTTCTGAGTTAACCGGCTACCCAACACCACGCGGCTATCTGGAAGGTAAAGCGCTGCAGGGTGATAAGTCGGACAACATTCAGCAAGTCGGCGGTATTGG